CCCAAATCATAATTTTCGCCATCAGTTCCTGCGGGAGTTGTGGTTGAAACACCAAAATACTGCAATTCGCCAGCTTGAACCTGTGATACATTAACAGAATCTCCAGCATCAGAGCCTTTGGCTAAATCAACCAATTTATTATTATTACAATCTAAATCACCAGTAAGGGGGGTTTGTCCATCAGCCGCAAGACTTCCAGTTAGAGCCGTAGCAATATCCTGGTCTTGTGCCTGCATGCGACTAGCAAGAACTTTTATAGCATTGGTTTTATCATCGTTCCAATTATATGGTAAACTATATTCTCCGCTTCCGTTTCTAGGCATAATGTTTAAAATGTTCATTTAAACAGTTGATGCCAAAACTGTCTAAACAAAAGTTAATATAAAAATTATTATTAATCAAGTTATTTTTCATCGCTTCTTTAAAAACCATTTTTTGTAATATCTATATTATCTTCTGTGGCGTAAGCATCGTCGCTCTTGCCAGATGAAGATTTGTTTAAAAGATTTAACATAACTGTATTCCTGATATTTACAGGAATAGCTTTAATAACCTTTTCTTGTTCTAAAGGCTTCAACCCTTGGATTATATCTAATGTTTCTTGTATCTTTCCTTGTGCAGCTAGTTTTTGGACCTGTCTTGCAACTGTGCCAGCGGCAGCCGTTGCCGAACCTTTTGCACCACCATATAAAATAGAAGCTCCAGGAACAATTGTATTTCCAATATTTCTTCCGCTCCCTAAATCAAAACCAAACTTACCAAGAGCTTTACTTAAGGCTTCTGGATTGGAATTTTGAGAAGCTTTTTTAAGGCTGTTTATTACTTCTGGTTTGTACCCTTTAACTTTTCTTGCATCATTTACAAAATTACCAACTAAAGTCTTTAATCTGTTAGGGTCGCCATCTGCTTTTTTAACTAAATTAGCTATATCGCTAAATTGTGAATATCTTTGCCATTCTTTCTGAGCGGTTTTATAAAGATTAATTGCGTCTGGGTTGCCAGAAGCTAAAATTTTCTCAGGTGGATTTTGAGTAAGAAAGTTATCTATTGTTTTTACAGCGCCAGCCAATCTTCTTCCGTCATCAGTCATTTTTCCAAGTGGAGTTAAAGATTCATTTGCAGCAGTTGACAAAGCTCTTCTATATTGGTCTAATTGCGGTAAAGAAATCGGTTTACCAGCTTTAGTATTTGCAACTACATCTTGTCTTATTTCTTTTAATAAAGAAAAAGTCTTAGGGTGGTTGGTTTTAAATAAAGTCCCGCCCTCTTTCACGGCATTATCAATTTGACCCAATAATGCACCAACTGCGTCAGGTTTAAATACAGCCCCCGCTTCTTCAGCTTGGTTATATAATGCAGAAGAACCAGCGGCAATGTCATCCGCTATTACGGGCAAATCATCAAGAGGAATAGCCTTATATCCTTTATAGATTTGTTTAACAAAATCCGTTGTTCCTCTTGCAAGGGCTTTTCCACCTTCTCCTAAAGCTCCCAATCCAACACCAAAAGCAGCTCCAGTTGCGCCACCTTTTGCCGCTTGTCCTAATCTATTTCCTAACCCAGCTTCTTCCTGTGCGCCCAAGCCTTGTTGGGTTGCCCCACCTATTGCGCCAGCGGTTCCTAGTCCAGCTATTGCGCCTTTTGCCCCTCCGACAGCCTGCGCAACTTTTGCACCAGTTCCAGCCCCACTTGTTAAATATGGCAATGCTTCACCGATACCAACTCCGACCCTAGTTGACAAAGGCTCTTGAGCTAACTGTTGATTTTGTTTCTGAACTTGTCCAGCTAAACGACTTCCAAAAGTCTCTTTTTGTAATGGCTCATCGCCGTAGATCAAACTCTCCAATCCTCTTGCAGCAGACTCTCCAACATCAGTAGCGGCCTGGATGCCGCCGACAAAAGCTCTTCCTAAACCAACTGGCAAACCTCTGGCAATATTCATAAAAGTTGAACTTTCTTGCTTTAGTTCTTGAATTGGTTGTTGAGGTTGTTTTTGCGCCAAATATTCCTCTACAGCTTGTGAAATCTGCTCATCGGAGTATTGATTATCAAATTCTAACTCTTCGCCTGTTTCTAGTTTTACTATAGCCATATTATCTCTTTATTGTAAATTTAACACCAGAAGATGAGGTAAATGAGTTATTGCTCCCTAATGCTGCTGGTCTTTGTTCAAATTGAGTAAAATCTATCGGCTGCGCGCCATAGTTTGCTCTAATTTGTTCAACCTGCAATTTCTGCAAATCGGCACCTCTTTTATTAATTTTTTGAATTTCTTTCAATCTTTGCTCAACAACCTTCTTATCATTTAAATTATTAAATAATTCATTCCAGGCTCTTTGTGCGTCTCCTTCTGTTTGAACACCTTTATTTAAACGAAGAGAATCGTTTCTTTGTTTCTCAAGGGTAGCTTTAAAAGAAGCAAAATTGCGGCTTTCGGGCGTGCTAAATCCAGCGGCGTTTAAAGCTTGTGATTTAAGATTTTCTACTGGTCCAAGCTTTAACTTACCTTTTTTTAATTGGTTTTCTACTGCATTTAAATCGGCATTAATACCACTGGCAGTTCCAATAATATCTAGAGCTTCATTTTGAATTTTTAGAGCTTGAACAGGTAATTTAAGTGGCTTTTCACTGGTAACATTGCCATCGGCATTATAAACTGGCCCGGAATCAACCTGATTAATATCTTTTTTAAGTTTTTGATTTTGTAATCTTTTGTTCTCTAGGCTCAATACATCTGCCTCATTAGGTCCAGCAAGAATATCTGAAGCATATTTAGCTAAATCTTCATCTTTCTCTAAAATATTAGCAATTGGTCGTTTTTCTTCTGGCAAAAGACCTAAAATAGCCTGCCTTTTAGATGCGCGCGCTTGATTTTCCTGCTCCATCTGTTGATTTAATTGCTGCAATGCTTCATTTTCTCTTTTTCTCTGCAAGTAAAGAGCTATCCCTCCAGATAAAGCGCCCAGTGGAGTTCTGGTTGAAGCAAGATTTTGCTCTGCACTTTGAGCCGCTTGCCTTTGATTGAGATAGTTTTGACCACTAACAGAACTAACAAAGGGATTATTAGTTATGTTTTTGGCACCAAGCCTTGATGCTAAAGTAAAAATATCAGACATGTTATATTTGTTTAAATTTGATTCCTATTGTGTCATAATTAACTGCCAAATAACCATCCATTTCAATAACAGCCTCAGGCATAATTTCCTTAACTTCTTGAGCCATTACGCCTCTATATCTTTTATCGGGGTCGCCTTTGTAATTAAACTCATAGATATTAAAGCCATTCTCTTCACCAGTTTTCTTAATGTTTTCTTTTAAGTTAATGTCAGAAGCTGCGGCAGCTCCTGAGGCTGCACCTCCTCCTCCGGCCCCAGCTCCGGCCCCTGCGCTCAGAGCACCAAAACCCCCTTTTATAATTTCATTTAGCGATGCACTTCTTCTGTTTTGAGCGTCTTGGAATCTACTTAAATTATAAGCATTTTGCGCCCCTTCTTGGCCACTAATAATGCCAGCAGCATCAATCCCCGCAACATTTCCAAAAAATCCTAGGTCGATGCCTTGGGTTGCGCTTCCAGTTTCAGCTAAACGGGCAGCTCTTTGAGCTTCAGCAAGTCTAACTAGACGATCTTGCTCTGCGCTAGCCGCAAGGGTTGATTGTAACCCTAATTGATTTAGTTGATTTCCCCTATCCCTTCTTAGGCTTCTTAGAGCTCTAGTGTAAGCCTCACCGCCTAAAGGAATTCCTCTATTACTTAAATAATCAGTTAATTGTCTATCTTGAGATTCAAATTCAGGACGCAAAGTATACATTGAGCTTTCATATAAAGCATTTTTTATATCTTGCCCTTGTTGCGCGAAGTCTTCTGCCGAAGGCGCATTTGATCTATAAATATCTAAAGCCTGCTGCTCCTGCAGGCCTCTTAAGGCTTTTTGAAATGGAGTCTCTTCAATATTGAGAACAGACCTCCCAGAAGGGTCCTTTGTAAAGCTGCGAGAGCCAAAAGCAGAGTTGATATTGTATCTATTTAGATTATCCTGCTGCCTAACAAGATCTGCTCCACTTGTAAAAGAACCAGACGGTCCTTTTGCTAAACCTAAAGCTCCTTTTAACTTACTTCCAAATCCCATAAAAATATTTAAATTAAGTTTGTATGTTAGGATAGGTGGTGGCATCCCACCTATCCAAATATAAAAACTACTGAATATTTGTATTAAAAGAATAAAGAATATTATAAAACTCAAAAATAGAATTTTTAATATTTGTATTTATTCTAAAACTAACAAAGATTCCCTCACCACTTACCCCATACTGCACAGACTTTATTTCCGTCTCTGCCGACCAATAAACGGTATCCCAATAAAAGGTGTCCCAAAAATTACCAGCAACCGAAGAAAGTTCGCTGGCTGACAAATTGCCTTGCGTAAAGTCATAATTAACTGAATAATTAAAATTAGTATCGCTATCTATACCGAAATAAGGCTTAATATAATTAAGAGTTTTTTCTGCAGAAACACCAAAGTTTGAAAATGCCGTCTGTATATCAATATTAATAAACTCTCCATCATCATCGCTTCCAGTTAAAGCTTGATATAGCGACGAACCCCCAAAATATAAATTGTCATCATAAACAACAAAAGTCTTAGCATTCATTTCAGTGAATTGTGAACAGCCACCAGTTCTTGTATTAATTATGTATTGAGTAGAGGTAGTATCATTCAAGGGGACATTTATTATAATTAATCCTCCTTTTGGATAATTTACTATTTCCCAACCAAAAAGAGAGCTGTAAGAAGCCACAGCGCTGCTGATAGCTCCCACAAGTTTAGATTGTGTGTTAGGATTTTCTCCAGAAGAAAAAACTTCACTAAAAGTGACTACATCATACTTGTTAATCAAAATTATATCCCCTGAATATTCTAAGAAAGCTCTCTGAGAAACAGGAGGTGCAACTTTAAATCTTCCAATAATTGCCCAAGCATCCGCATCTCCTGGGTCAGTTCCCTCGTAGACAATTGCCTCTCCTGAAGACATAAAAATAACCAATCTAGCCTGCAATCCAGTTCCGCCAGAAGAATCGTAAGACCATGAGGCGCAAGCAACAACATAACCGCCTCTTTTTGTAATATAAGACAAATCAAAATAATCCAGGGCACCAGAAATAGCATCTGATGAGCCATACCAAAAACCACAAGAGTTATTCTCCCAGCAAATCAACCTATTTTTAAAATTGGTCGCCCCAACTAAATTTGCAGGAGTTAATCCGCTTCCTGTAAAAGCGTTGCTGCTTAAAGTCGTTCCATCATATTTTTGCGGGGTATCTGATCCATTAAATATTAGCAAATAGTTATTCATCATAATCCCCTGCCATTTATCAGAAGAAAAGCCAGTTCCGATTTCCGTTGGCGGAGTCAATCCAGTATAAATCTTTTCTCCTGCGCAGCTAATTATTTGAGTATCATCACTACTTCTAAATTCAAATAAACTATTTATTGTATCGCTATAAACAAATCCTCCAACTGCATCTGAAAAACCATCTCTAGACACTACTTTTTCATTCTCTATAATAACATTTTGCGCCTTAATTAAATCTTGCGATGGCATAGATGGCAAAGAGTCTTTGGTATTCAGACCACCACTTCCAAATGGAATAATTATGGTCTGCCCCACAGAGGCTCTTTCATTCATAATTCTGTTTGTGCTAATTTTGCGATTAAACATATTATGTTATTGCCCCCAACCAAGAAAGATTGCCACGATAAGGTCTAATTTCCCTCATATTCACACCTATCACTTTTCTTGAGCCATCTTGATTAATTGTATCTTGCAAATAGTTATCGGCTTTAAGTTTTTCTTCATCATACGGCCTACCTAATTGCTTCAGGTATATCCACGATGCTTGAAGCTCAATTGCATACTCATTTAAAACAGAATAATCATCATCAGCAAGCCACTCCGTCTGTTCAGACGAATCATCAGCCCTAATAACTTCATTAGAAAGATAAAGATAATTTAATGACGCAGCCGAAGTTGGGGTTGGATATATATTTACTTTATTATCAAGTATAATGAAGTTTTGTATAATAGTAGAAATCAAAGGCCAGTTTTTTAATAGCTGCCAGTCTCCTAAGCTCAATGGTCCCTCTAATTGAAATCTAGTTGTAGCATTCCAAAATGTGTTTGGAATTATTTTTGTATCTTCGATGTCACTTGGTAAATCGTAAGCAGATTGGGACGCTACAGTATTAAAAGAATAAGTTTTTATTAATTTTTGCCAATCGTGACTCTCTTTTACAATATATGTAGCATCCCGTACCGCCTGAAACACTAATTTCGCCGTATCGTTAGAATTTCCAGCAATAGTCGCTGGGACTTCCGACGACTTATTTCTTTTTAATACATTTTGCGAAATTGTTAATAGTGTCATTATTCTTCTTTATTTTGATTTTTATTTTCGACCTTTTTCTTTCCTTTTTCTAGTTCAGCCTTTAATTTTTCAATTTCTGCCTTTGCGTCCAATAATTCTTTTTCTGCTGCAGCTTCTAATGATTTTTTTTCAGCCTTGTGTTTATCGTTAACATCTTGGTCCGATTCCTCTCCAATAAGAGCCGAGAGGTTTCTGTCATGAAATTTTCTTTCCTCTAAATCCAAGGATTCTGCATAAGAATTAAGCGCCTCTTTATATCTAGTTAAATCTTCCCTAGTGGCTCTTCTAACACATGTTGTCTTAGAACCAGTACAAACCGAGATCATGAGAGTTTTACCAACGTAATCAACAGATTTTATTTCTCCGAATCTATTAACAATATTAATTTTTCTTAGCGGGTTTCCATATCTGTCTGTTCTCTCTTCAAGAAAAAATCCAACAATGATTGCTGGTTCGCTTTTTCCTCTGGGTGGGTAAGTATAGGTAGATCTGATTTTTGTTATATTTTTCATTTTATGCCATTTTTTTATTAATTAAGAGAGGGCAGTTTCCCACCCTCTCCGTAAGTACATCTTTATGATGCCAATCCATCCATTACGAAAGAATTGTTTAAATTGATTACTGCCAAACCAGAGCTTGGAGTACCAATTGCACTAATTGACTTTGCCGCAAATACATCATCACCAACCACAGCAGCGTCATCGAATGAGCCTGCGGTAGCAGTTAGATAGCATTTTGCATCATCAGCGAAATCAGCTAATACTTTAACTGGAACATTTCCGCGAACCACAAACCAACCAAACTCACCAGAAGATTTCGGGGCAAGAGAAGCTCCAATTTGTCCAACTGCGTTAGCTACAGCTAAAGCAGTCACATAGTCACCACCGAAGGTTACAGCAGACCCTAATACATCATTAGCGCCAGCTTGTAGATAAACTAGTTCTAATGCACCGTAAGTAGTGTCCTCAGCTTTTGCCACAGTTCCCAATTCATAAAGAGCTGTAGTGTCAACCTGAGTTGCTGGACCTTGGTAGGTGTTTTGATCTTTAAAAAAAATAGTCATATTATTTATAATTTATTAGTTTAAGCACAAATAACGCCAGAAGTGCGACAGTTATCAATTGTTAAGTTCATTAAGCCCATTACTGGATGAATATTAACAGCTTGGTTCACTGGACGAGTAGGCGGTAATGCTCTAAAGATTTGAGGCAATGATGCTTTTTCTCCTTTCATTGAGCCAGATTTTCCTTCACTATTCTTAATATCTAAATATTTTAATTTAAGGTGTTTAGAGTTTAAGAAATACATAGTAGAAGCAGGACAATTAGGATCGTAAACTACATCAGCGTTTTTAAATCTAATAGTATCAAAACCAGCTTCTGCCATCTTAGCGTTAGTAACGCGTTGAATGTCAGTTAATGAAGCTCTGAAATAATCCCAATAGATAGCATCTGCAACGATAGTATCAGGAGCAGACATAGCGCCTTGAACCAAACAAGATAAATAAAGCGAGTTCATTGCATCTTGAATCGTAGAAGAAGATGGGGTAATTGCTGCATCTGAAAAGTCATACACTTGGTTTCTCCAAAAAGAATAAGTAGCACGATCAATTCCACCCACAGTACCGCTTGATGGAGTTTTTGAAATTAGCAATTGAAGACCTTCAATTTCATTTGAGTCAGTACCATCAGAATACAAAGATTGAGCTACGGTATTAGCCAAAGAAATTAAAGTTGAGTCAACGCCAGTTTTAATTAAATCAATCAATTTTTCTTTTCCTTGGTTTTGAGAAATTTCTAAGTCATAGAAAGGAATTGAAGATGTGATTGCTTTTTGGTTAAAGTCAGCATAGGTCAAATAATCTTGTGCATCTGTGTTAAAAGTAGCATAACCAGATTGCCATTGAGTATTTGTATTTTCTTGCCATAATAACTTCTCACGAAAAACGTCACCGCCGCTTTCATTTTTGAAAGAGCCATTTTGACGCATTTTATAGAAAAGTGCATTATTGTTTGAGATGTTGTCAATAGCTTTGTTTGACATACTCTCTAAGGTAGCAGCTACTAACTGACCTTGTGTTTGAGGATTTGTTGTCATTTTTTAATTAATTTTACTATAAAAGTAAGATTAACTAAGACTGGGAATCAAGAATATTTAACAATATATCATCAAGAGATTTGTGGTTATTACTGCTCGATGATTTATGTTTTAAACTTTGAGAATTTATTGACTTTGCTTTTAAAAGGGCTTCTTCTTGCTTCTTAGTAAGAAAAAAACCCTCTCTTTTTCTTTTATCCTCTTCAATCTTAACAGCAATATCATCATTTAATTTTATTGCTGTTTGATATAGTTTATCCACATTATAATTAGGATAAGCCTCAGACAACCTCTCCATTTCAGGGAGAAGTTCGTCAAAGTAAGGATTTTTTAAGCTTCCATCCTCATTGGTGGCGCTTCTAAAATGATTTATTTCCTTTAAGATTAAATCATTTTGTTCTCGCTCACTTAACTTTTTAAAATTCTCAACTTCTCTTTTTGCAATCTTAGCTTCTTCTTCAGCTTTTATAAGTTTATTGTAAATTATTCTCTCGTTATCCGTGAGAGAATCTAAATCTATTTCTTCTTCTGACCCAGACTGCTTATCTTCTAATTTAAATAAACTTTTCAGGCTATTGATGGTTTCTTGCGGGCTAGACTTTAATTGTTTTTCAAACTCAATTAAGTTTTTGATTTGGTCAAACCCTTTCTTTTCATCAATACCGTACTGTTTAAAAAATTCTTTTGTGGTCTCGGCTATTTTTTTTGCTTCCCCTAACTCGGTATGCTTTCTATCAATGCTAGCCCTCATCTTTTTGAAAACCTTAATTTGGCTTTCTCTTAATTCAGGCGATGCACTTAGAATGGCATCTCTCAGTTCTGGGTCTATATTTCTAAGTTCTTCTTCAAGATTAGAATCAGACGAATCTTGCTCCTCTGTCTCATCTTTATTAGGTTCTTCAACCTCTGACTCGGCAGTTTCAACTCCCTCATCTTTATTCTCTTCTACTTCATGCTTAGTAGTTTCTACGGGCGCCTCTGTTATCTCTTCTGCATTATTACCCAATATCGTGTTAAGTTTATTCTCTAATTCAGATGCCATTTTAGATATATTTATTTACTATTGCAGCAATATCAGCTCTGTTGCTTAATTGTTGCTTTGGTTTATTACTACCATCAGACCAATCTTTTATAACTAAATCATTTTCTTTTAAATAATTTCTATAAGATCGTGCTGTTGTGTGAATATTGCCTTGATTATCCACTATCGCTCCTTTATCTTTGATGTGTATATCAAAAGATGAAAGAGCGGAGAATGAATAGTCGTTATATTTTAGACTACTCTTCTTTTTAAATAATGCAAGTATTTTTTTTAAATAATATAAAAAATCTTTTTTTATTTCATTTTCTGTCTTAAAACGAACAGTATTAACTCCCTCAATAACAAAAAATGGTAATATTGGTATTCCTTTATATGTGAAAAAATATTTACGTTTTAACATGTGCAACCATTACTTTTATTTACTATGTCACTGGTTCTTCCACATCCGCCTTACTAAGACGACTCTTTAATCCATTTTTAATAATTTCTTCAAGAAAAGATTTTAATCTCTCTTGAAGAAATTCCTCGTTGAATATTTCTTTGTCTATAGACATGTCTATAACTTGTAGCCAATCATACTTTTTAAACACATCTACTAACTCAGTAAGTACTTCATCTAGTGAATTAGACGAAAAAACTAAATCATCCCAACCTCCTTCAGGATAATAGTCATTACCAGCAAATACTAAATAACGATTATTTCTTGGGAATTGTTCTCCTACTAATATATTTTCTAATTTATCATCTATGTTAGCCATTTCTCATTATTTTTTTTTAGATTTACCAGCTTTGCTCAACGCAATAGCAATGGCCTGTTTTTGAGGCTTTCCAGCCTTAATCTCTTTTTTAATATTACTGCTAATAGTTTTTCTGCTCGTTCCTTTCTTTAATGGCATATGCTTTCAATTTAATAACAATATGATTTAGTAAACCTATCTTTCTTATAAAAAGCTAGACGACAAAATTGAATTAACCTTAGTTTATTCTTTATATCCTTCATTTATCTTGTTGTTAATTTGTTCTTGCTTTAAACGCATTTGTTCTTCAAAAGACATGTCGCCTATAATAACCTTTCCTTCTTCAATGTCAAGCTTTCTATTCTCATAAGCAGCTTTTGATTGAGCCTCATATTCTTTTAATGCGATTTCTCTTTCTTGAAACTCAATTTGCTTTTGAGCCATTTGTCGCTGCATTTCATTTTCAGGATTTGTTTTTTCAGTCTCTTCATCATCAAGTAATTCTTCAACTTCCTCACTTCCTTCAAAGCGTCTCATAATGAAAGATAGCAATGATTTAAAGGCATCTCTTGAAATTACGCCTGCTTGCAATAAAGGCAAGAATTGCTGCGATACTGTAGATAAAGCATTAGCGAAATCTAACGCAACTTGCTTTTCCGCATTTTGATCAACCTTGATTGTTGAATCAGTCTCAACCTCAATCGCCCAACCTCTAAGCTTATCACTTTTCATAATCTTTGCAGCCTCAATCATGTTGTTGATTGTTGTTGCCTGCCCAGCTTTAATTTCGTTAATATAAGGTTTTAATTTAACCATTAGCGCTTGGCTAAATTCTTCCTCTGGCAAGCCCTCTAATTCTTCTGTGAATTTCTTGGTTAATTCATCCATATCAAATATCTTCAAGCCTGCAGCCTGCACTAATTCAATAATGTCATAATTTTCAGCCAACAATTCAGCAATAATTCTGACGATATCGCGACAGAAAAATTCCATCTCTTGTTGCATTGGCTGCAAACGAGAAATTGCAAAGTTTCCTTTTAATTCTTGTGCTGTAGCTGTTTCTTGTGCCACGGTTTGACCTCTCACAATATCACTTAAGCCTGTAATCTCTTGAATAGCTTTAATTGTCTGTTGCCTTTCCGCGTAAAGTGTTGTTAAAACTCCGGCAAGTTTAGATAAATCGCGCTCCTTAATTAGTTTATTTAAATCTGCATCAGGAGGCATCTTTACTGGGCTATATTTTTCAATAGCTTGCAGGAATGTTTCTGCTTCTTCTGTTGTCAATGAATCGCAATAAACACCACCCATCGACATATAAGGCAGAATAGCAATAATTCTATTTGAAATCTTATCTAGTTCTTTTGCTTGCTCTTCGTAATATTTATAATCAGGAATAGGGCAATTGACTTTATCGAAGCCGCTATCTATACCAAGCGGCCTAGGAACATTGAAAAAATTATTTAGATTATATGAATCATCAACGGTTTTTAACAATCCTTTATCATAACCGCTGCAAAAAAAATAAACTTTCTTTGTCTCTTTGTCCCATATTTCCCAAACTTCCGCCTTCTTAAATAAGCTATCTTTCTCATCTCCGCTTTTTAAAGTGTTTGGATCTACTTCATTATCAAGATTTATAACATTTGCTTTTCTGCCAAATCTCTTCTTGAGTTCATCTTTATTAAAATAGTGACGAAAAGCGACCCAATCGACATCCTCCCACTTTCCAGCGCAACTAAAAACAACATCTTTCCAAGCTACATATTCAAGCATAATCTTTTTTTCGCCCAATTCTTCTTGTTCCATGATTTGCAAGTCTTCGCCCGCAATCTCTCCGGTTTCTTCATCAATAATCGGCGTTTTTATTTCTTCTTGCGTCGTGATAATCTCTTGCTCAAATAATACTTTAACAAGACCTCTTTTTGTTACTAAGTAGTCATCTCTTGCCTGCTCTATAATATTTTGTGCATCTGTTTCTTCCAAAACTCTCTTGATGTTTCTTTCAAGTATAATAGAAATAAGTTTGTTGATATTATTCTTTTCTAGATTTCTTTTGCGAACACGAGGGTTTGGTAGGCGTGAGAAAATTAAAGGTTTGAGGGTTTCAACATTAGAATAAAGTATGTTATAAACGGGCTTGACTGTTTGACTTAAATTACCGGTAAGATTCACATTGTAATTCTGGCCTTTGAATATTTTTATTACTTTTTCAGCCTCATCAATATACTCTTTTGATTCTTCAATTGAATTGCTTAGTTTGTCTCGCCAGAAATTCCATCTCCAGTGATTGCCATTTTCGTCTTTAAATGTTTTTAGATCTTCGACTTGCTGTCCATTATAATCTTGCATTTTGGCTTTGTTTTATTATGTTTTTAAAAATTTTCTTTTGTTCGTCTACATAGATTTTGCCATCTTCTCTGATAATATTATCGACATGTTTAATTGTCAAGGGTCTACTCATACATGCGTATCTTGTCTCATCTGCTGCGTGATCTTCCATATCTGTATCTAAATCTTCGGGCTTTGATTTGTCATGTTGTAGAATTGATAATTGCTTAATCGTGTGTGTGCAGGTTTTAAAGAAATACAGCATCGGTCTATCTTCACCAGCTAATCTATATCTTATTTGTTGCCAACCTGCTATCCTCTCATTATCGGCTCTTCTAAAATCAACACCGCATCTTTGGAATTGTTCAGCAATACTTACGCCACCATTATGAGCAAAGATTGCTGGGTCAGCCACAGAGTCTCTTATTCTTTCATGTCCCTGCAGCCTTATTATTTCAGCAGCAAGCTGATTATTCTCAAGCCTCAAACCTTCGTTGGCCTTACCAGTGCTTCCATAATATTCACGATATTTTATTAATGCACCAGCGGGATAGAAATATCCATCAACCTCTTTTCCTTCACTTACTGCATACCACCCAACGGCAAATGGTGCAGAATATCCATAATCAAATGCCCTAAATCTATACCACTGTGCAGGAATTTCAAAAGGCTCAATAACATGCGTCCTCTTGTCAAACTTATCAAAATAAGCACCATCTATCGCATCCCAATCACCATCAAGCATTGCTTTTGCTAGAGCGCCACCAAGCCCAGAAAGTTTATCAGCATATAAAGGATCATTCTCCAGCATTGTTGGGTTATCGGCTAATTTAGCGGGAATAAATTGTCTTAACATGCCGCCATCTTCTTTTGGCATTCTAGTAATTTCAAATGGCTGCGCATTGTCAATAAAATATCTTTTAACAAACTCATGACCAACGCCACCAGGGTTTGATGAAGCTATTATCTTTGGGAGCTTATTCTCAAAATCACTAGACACTCTTAATGAACCAAGACGAACACGAGAGCGCAGGAATTTGTATATATATTCACTGAAGTGCGTAAGCTCGTCAATTAGTAATAGATTAATCTCAACACCCTGATACTTCAAGACATCTTTATCATGTTGACAATGACACAAATGTATCTTGCTACCGTTGCTAAAAATTATTTGTGATGTAGAGTGATTAATTCTGCAAAAGCCAGCTTGCACATACTCAGCAAGTAAAACATTGAATCCGCTTGCGCCATCTAAATGGTTTTTCTTTAAATCTTCACTTAATCTACGGAATAGATAGATTTGAATATTAGGAACGCTCAAAGCATAATAAATAGCAATGACTCGCATTGTGTGAGACTTTCCCCCTCCGGCAGCGCCACCATAAAGAATCTCTGTTGCTTCACTTAAAAAACATTGAGTCTGGCGAGGGTGCAGCTCAAATTGCATTTATTCTTTCTTTAAAATGATTGTTGGGGCTAGTAATTTAGCAGCAAGATCGTCAGTATCAACTCTATTCTCATTAAATTCACGCGGAGCTTTAACTTTAGCAAGCCATCTATAATGATGCGCTAATTCTCTTTGTCTAGTAATGTCAGCCTTATCATCGCCAGTTTTGATCGCTAACAGAGAATCAAGTGCGAGTTTAGCGTATCTTTGAGCTGAATTTTTCTGTGATTGCCTTGCGCGTGCGGAATACTCACTCTCTGCAACGAACCAACTCACATACTTATGATGCACATCAAATCGATCGCAAATATCTTGATAACTCTTCCCTTCTTCTATCATATCAATAATAGCTTCACCATTCTCTAGCAAAACTTCTTTTTCTGTCTTCTTCTTTTGTTTAACTTCTTTCTTATCTCTTGACATAATTATCTACAAATTGCCGGTGGACATATTGGTTTAATATTTATTGATCCTCTACATACTGCCTTATTCTTTCCATCAATGCAAGCACAAAAACAATCAGCCTTTGCACTAAAACTACAAAAGAGAATTAATAAACTTATAATAAATATATTCTTCATTATATATTCTTAATTTAAATATAATAAGAGACTTAACCCCAAAAGAAAAACCAAAAACAAAAAACCAAGTCGTGAAGAAAAAACAAAAATCAAAAAGAAAGTTTGATTATAGCGTAAAAGAAAATGGTTTGTCAAGTTTTTTTACGACTTTTACATATCTTCTTC